ACAGCCGCCCAAGGAGGAGCAGGTTCAGACCAAGTACGACCAGAAGCGCATGAAATGTTTATTTGTCCCTGTTCTCTATTAATATGCTTTTCATATACTATACCTGAAATCAATGGATCAGTAGTAATTGTATTACCTCTTGTACCTCTAGCCAATCTGTTAGTAGTAGGTTCTTTGAGATAATTTAAATTTCTTGTTGTAGAAATTACTGATTGTGGAATACTAGTATCTAAAGGTGATAATCCAACATCAGGAAATGTAGACCTTACAGGATTCTCAACTACCTTAACTGTAAAGGGAGAAGATTCTGTCGCGCCAGATGCAATTAATTGTGTTACGGGAAAATTAGAATATTCCCCCTTTACATGAGCATCATGATCTGTAGCACGGGCACCAGCTTTAAGTTGAACGTATTCTGATATTGTTACATCCTGAGGATTGGCAGTAGGATCTGGTGTAGAATCGTGTATAATAGTGGCAGGTTCTCTAGGAACGGCCTGACCGGAGGTTGTACTGGTTCTATTATAATTTAATTGTCTGGGACCTATCTCATCCTGAAAAAGTGGATGTCCTTGTTTATCATCAACATCACCATCTGGTAATCTAGGATCAAGAAATCCTTTTTGTAAATTTTCACCTTTTGCATCTCTCTCTGGAATACCACCAAATGTACCGAAAAACATGGGTTCTTGTGCCGATTCACCATCCCTGAAAAACCCTAATACCCATGTACCCTCTACGGGTCCTAAAGGACTAGTTCCTACTCCTGTTTGACTAGCAGATGTAATAGGTGAAACCGGATATGCCCAAGGTAATGATTCTGTAGGTTGATGAACCTTTTCTTCTGTATTCCAACCCAAAATTCTAACCTTACATCTACCAAGATAAAGAGGATCATGGCGATCTTCAACAACACCCTGCCACCAGACAAATCCTTCTTTGCCCATAAAATAAGACATACTAAAAACCTCCTATTACCCGTGAGCCATCCTCACTCATTTTTATTGAGCCATCATCCATTATTGCAGATGATCCAGCACCTGTGATCACTCCTGGCATTTGCTCCTTAAGAGAGTCTTTTACTGCTTCAAAATCTATTGTATATTTTTCTTTAGTAAAATTGTGTCTTAATTTAGTAATTAAATATTTTCCACTTAAATATTTGTGATCGGCCATTGATGTTTTTCCCGTCCTTTCTTTTTTGTCACCAGAAGGAAATTTAAAATCTATTATATCACCAACCATTCTACATGATCTACCTGGCGCTCTAATAAGAATTTTTATATTATTGAGTTGTTGTTGTTGAGCAGTTCGTTGTTGCATCCATTGTTCCACTCTATTAGGAACTATATTCAACGGCCCGGTGATCGCGCCATGTTTTACTGTCTTTATACCAACACCATTCTTAAAATGTGGAATAGAATCGTGACCTAAAGATGTAGGATAAAAATTAATATGTGCTTCTGGTGCACCTAATGCGTGTTGTTGCCATGTACACAAATCACCCTGATCTAAATGCGCGAATCCATCACCAAAGTTCTTTTTGTCCTGTGCTGATAAAACCTTTGGCCATTCTTCGGTTGAACCATCTGACTTTCTAACCGTTTTAGTTCTCTGTTCCGCGGGTTCAATATAATTAAAATCTGAGATATCATATTTCATTCTAACAATATCATGTGTCAATAATCTGTTCGCGTACATACCCTTTGTTAGATTTTCTAATACATCAAAATTTGAAATAACTTCAAAATGATCAATAGCTATTTCTTCCATTGCCGCCTGTTGAATCGGTGATGTGTCTGGATCTTTATATCTTTTTGGCCAGATTGTATAAGTCTCTTTACTTCTAGTAGGTTTCATAGTATATTGTCCTTCTTGTGGACTAGTACCAACAGGATAATCAGGCGGATTTTGATATCCTGATCCACCACCAGCCATTAAAGTTTCTATAGAAACAAAATGATAACCTGTGGTAGTTTCAAAAAACACAAAATTTGAACCTACCGCGTGTTGTCCGGCAGACACCGCTCTAGAAGCTAAAAAACTAAAAGTTTCAAATGGAGGTAAATTAGGTGTAATTATATTTGTTAAATTTTTTGTTGGTTCAATAAATATTTTTTTTTCAGACCACTTAAAAAATTCTTTATATAAAGACCTAACCGTATTTGATATTTTTCTAGGTTCTTTTGTAATTGGGTCGAGAGTTGTCCTTTGAACTTTTTGTTGACAGCTATCTACATATTCTTTAGATACACAATGTAATGTATATGATATCATTCCATGTACCTGATCTTGTGGCATTCTGTCGGATAATTTATATACTGAAAACAGCAGATTTATTATTCCGGAATTAGATGCATCGGCAAAAGGCCCCGGAGGTGGAGGTGGACCCTCTGCTGCAGTAAGTTGTGGAGGTTTCTCAACTTTTTGAATATCTTCTTCTGTCATATCTGGTAAATTTGAAGTTTTAACTTCTATTGCAATAGTCTCTTCACCTATAATTGGTAGCCATTCCTCAAAACCTTGACCATCTAAAATTCTGATATCCATTTGAAGCGCAGGAGAAAACATATCCTCATAGATATTAATTTCTGAATACGTGTTTCTCAAATCTATAAATCCACCACCCTCTTTATGTGCAGAATGTAATTCTAGTTTAATAAGTTCAAAAGAACCGGGAAAAAATGGAATATTAGTAGTACCAACAGCTCCGGGTGTGGGATCCTTTATATTTTTACTTTTTGCCACCGATTCTTCTGGTGGCATTGTAATACTAGATTTTGATTTACGGCGTACAAATGAATTACCGAAATTTCTTGTTTCTTCATTTGGATTTTTCGCAGGCATTTCAATCCCTTATAAAAGTTTTGTTTTATGTTCGGCCATTATCATAGATGCATATTGTTTTTTAAGTATTTTAATATCTCTTTTAGCTTCGTTTTCTTTTACTTCCCAATCCCAATAATATACAATACCTCTATCATCATGTGGTAAATCTCTATAAGTTTCAAAATCACATTTTATTTTATATTCAGGTATAGGATCATTTTCACCCTTTTGTTCAACTCTATGTCGGAGAGTACGTTCATAATGATGTATACCTTGGTTTGCAGCAGAAATAGATCCATATTTATTTTGTATATAAGAATTAAATTCTCTTGTACCCAGCGGCCAATCCCATATAGGATCATGTATTTCATTTACAGCAAAAAGTAACCAAGTGAATTTTGGACTACCATAAAATTTATCTGCTGTTACATCAGGCCTTTCATTTTCTGGTATAGAATATGGCAAAAACTGAACTATATCATTCATAAGAACATCTTTTATTTTAGTTCTATTCATGATATCAATCGCAATTTTTAATTTGGTGGGTTCCTTTTCACCTGTAATATTATATGCTGTTTTTGGATAATGTGAAAAAAATTCTGACATTTTATTATTTCCTTAGTTAATAGCCTATTTCAGCAAGACCACGATGTTGCATCCATATCTCTTGAAATGATAATGTCATTTCAGTAGTTACAGGATAAGGTGAACCCTCAAAAAATGCAACAGTATCCTGTGTAGTATAATCTAAATCCATGTCCGTCAACGCTGATCTACCTATTCGAAATAGAGAATTTTCTTTATCAAGCATTACACCGTTTATGAAAAAGTTAATTTCAAATTCATCCGGATAACCCCAAAAACCCGATGGCGCTGTGGCAGCATCCGCATTTGCGTTAGAAGGTAACATAGCTGTTTTGAATTGTCTTACAATTTTTTGAATATCTTTAGCCTCATTTTCACTTTTTGGCATCATCTGAAATGTAAATTTATGAACGCGTTGATCCGTGGGACCCTGATATTGTGATACCATATGAGGATTTACTATCTTTCCGGTTTGTCTGGATCTTAAGACTGCAATAGTTTCGGGTGTAGCCTTTGCTAGTAATCTTTCTGCTGCCGCCTCAAGCCCTTCTGAAAATTGCCCAAAAAGCATATCCTTCGCGGCACCAAGTATATCTCCCATACCTGCTTCACCTCCCTTTGCATTTTGTGCTGCGGCCACTCCACCCGCTCCCATTTCCAGTTGCTTATATTCAGATTTATATCCTGTGTGTAATGCATCAGGAGGAATATACAATGCAATATCGCAAGTTTTCCCTTTTGGGTGATTGAATTCGAAACCTGAAAATTCCACCCAATGATTAATTTGACCATCACCGGTTCCCAAATCTGGCGGCCAATGATATCTTTTAACTTCTCTTGTCTCAGTTCCTTGAGTTGACATTTTCTATTCCTTAGGATGATATGTTACCTATAATACTTATACTATATATTTATATGGCATACAAAGGGAAGTTTCGACCTCAAAATCATAAAAAATACAGAGGTGACCATACTAAAATTATTTATCGTTCTGGGTGGGAATTAAAGTTTATGAACTACTTAGACCGACAACCTGAAGTTATATCTTGGTCTAGTGAAGAGATTATTATACCCTATCGTTCTCCTATTGATAATAGAGTACATAGATATTATCCCGATTTCTGGGTTAAAACTCTTAAAGGTGAATCGTTAATAGAAATCAAACCAAAAAAGCAAACACGGCCACCGAAAGAGAATCCAAAGCATAGGAGACGATATCTTAAAGAAGTTAAAACTTGGGGTATCAATAGTGCCAAATTTAAGGCAGCTGAATCGTTTTGTGAGGCTAAAGGATGGGAATGGCGTATAATAACTGAAGATACATTTAAATTAACTAAATAGTTCTAGTATTTTAAATAATAAAGGAAAATAATATGCCATTACCCATTGTTGGAGCGTTTTTAGCTATAGCAACAAATGCTATTAGAAAAGGTATCACTAAAGTACTTGAAAAAACAGCAGGTCAATGGTTTAGAACATTAGTTAAACAAAAAATAGTAAAACAAGTAGTAAAGAGATATAGATCACCGGGACAAATTGTAGCACAAGGAGATAAAACAACATTCTGGCAATTCGGTGGTATGTATTTTTTTGCATATGATCCGAAACACAAGAAAACACTTCCTTATTATGATATGTTTCCTTTAGTTATACCAATTGAAAGATATAGTGATGGATTTTTAGGTATTAATTTTCATTACTTATATCCCAAACAAAGGGCAATATTATTAGATCAACTTATGGCATTTGCTAATAATAAGGAAATGGATGAAACAACAAAACTAATGGTAAATTATGGTAAGTTGGGTAGTTTTACAAAATATAAAAGAGCAAGGCCCTGTATTCATAGATATCTAGATGAACACATACGGTCACAATTAGTACAAGTAAATGCGAATGATTGGGGAACCGCACTCTTTCTACCAGTAGAACGATTTAGAGGAATGAATAAAACACAAGTTTGGAAGGAAAGTTCTTCCGCAATGAGAGCAATACACGGATAAGGAAAAAATGACAGTAAGCATAGTAGATTTCATGCATAATGCCGATGGACAAGGGGGTTTAGCTAAAGCAAATAAGTTTTCGGTTATGATTACACCTCCCTCATTTGAGAATCAGGATGTACAGGCAGATCAGATTCAATTTCTTTGTCATACAGCTGAATTACCGGGAAAACAATTTAGTACAGTAGAAGATAGAATATATGGACTTGAGGTTATGAAACCTTATGCGGCAACATATGAACCAGTATCATTAACATTTTATAATACAAATAATTTTTCACCTAGGAGATTCTGG